CGTAGTCCTGTGCCATTGCGTACACCGAGCAGGACTTTACGCCACCACGAGGAGGAACCCCACTCGTAGTATCCATATAAAAGGAGTGAGTCCGGGTTGCCGCGGAGCTCGTACTGAGCCGCTACATCCAGCACGCGGGGTATCGCCCTGCCTATCCCGTCGAGGTAGTCCTTCATTCTTGAATCAGCACCCTGTCGTTGATACCGGCCAGCCTTGCACCGGCCTCGGTAAGGAAGGCGTCGCGGAACTCCGTCTCATTGGTGGCATACATACGCACCATCTCCACGGCCAAGGTCCAGTTTACAATCTTGTTAGTCATACCCTGCACACTGAAGGTCAGCACCCCGCCGCTAAAGGTAGCCCGCGGCGTCCTCGATCCCGGGCTTCCGCTGGTGATGGTCTCCCCGCTGGTCTGCGAGAAGGTGACCGTCCCCGCCCGGCCATTGGCCAAGAAGCGCCACGTCTCAAAGCGGCTGGTAAAGGCCGTCCCCGCTGAGCCTCCTACGGTAGTGGAGATGACCCGCACCACACCTACAGCAATGGTATTATCCGGCACGAGGATATCGGTTCCGCCTGGAGCCTTGGCGTTAGTATAGTTCGCGTCGATGGTTTCCGCCGAAAGCACAAAGTGATCGTAACGCGTTACGGTGCCGCTGTCGGGGTCGGTGCTGGTATAGCCCGTCCCGGTGGGTGTAACCGGTACCGGCCCGTCGCCGTTATAGTCGGGGGTCGGGTCGTTGCTATCTGTTGGCGGGTATGGGGGCACCGGGTCGCCGTCATCGGTGGCAGGGTTGCTCCATCGGCAGGTATCGGTAGTGGCGTCGTAGTAGTATCCGAATGCCTCGCAGCACTGTTGGCCGGGGTTGGTAGTGGTGCTTCCATCGGGGTTGGTGAAGGTCACCGTTCCGTTGGCATTGGATACGGTCGGCACCGCTTCGCACGCCCCAAAGGAGGAGCGCCCGAGATCGCGCAGAAACTTGCAAAGCGTACTTTCTCCGGTTCCTATCTGGTAACCGCTTATTTCCGTCAGCTTGTAGGTGGCTCCCAAGATGTGGAAGCGGTCGTTGAAGCGGGCGTTCCTGATGTCCGAGGGGGTGAGGTATAGGTGTGCCTCAAATACCCGCGCGTCGGCATCATAGATATCGGCGAGGTAGGACGCCCAGTACGACCTGTGTAGGCCGATAGCGGGTACGGCACCACCGGCAAGGAGGGGGCTATCAATGGAGAAGGGAAGCCCGGTAGAGTTCCAGTATAGGCTTTGGGTATCGGAGTCCAGCGGCGACTCAGAAAGGGGAGAGCATAACAAATACGAGGTGAAGCCCGTATTGTCGATGTAGAAGGTGTCCTGTATTTGCTGTGTGCCGAGGGCGAAAAAGAGCTTGGCAGGCTGGGCGGCGGGCTTCACTCCCACGCCGTCCTTCTGGTATGACCGATTGATGAGGAAGAACCCGTTGAAGTATTGCGGGTCGCCCTGCAGGGTGGGCACCGGGTATACGAAATAGGGAGCGAAGACAGGCTCATTCTTGAGCTCTCCCGTAGCGAAGTCGTCATCGACATCTTGATCGTAGGTGCCGAAGGTTTGCCCTTGCGTATCCTTTACGTATGCGTTCCCTACATCGGGACTTTCCTTATCGCCGAAGAGGATGCGCGAAGCCTTCAGCGAGGAGGTGGGAGAGAGGGTACGCTCCTTATCCAGGTCGAGTTTGTCGGTCCAGTATGTATCCCCCCCTGCAGCGATCCAATCCTCATACGGTTCGATATACAGCTTTTTGGGGTTGTCGGAGTCAGCCTCGATGACGAGATTAAAGCGCTGGCAGAGGTCGCGCATGAAATCGCGCTGCTTGATCCTCGGCATGGCCTTCGGGACGTTGACCTGCCCGCCGGGGGCGTGGGTACACTGGAAGAAGATGGGCGTAGGGTCCTGCCCGAGGGTATTGCCTCGAACGATGATGTAATCCCCGGAGGTGTTGTTTTGAAACAAGACCTGTGGCTGCACTACATCGCCCGCGGAGAGGACAGCCTCGACGGTAAACGCTACCGTACGCAAGTCGCCCAATACGACCCCGCTCGACCCTTGTACCATAGTCACCGCCGCGCTACCCAAAGAGATCCCGCCCTTGCTTATCCGCCCGATTACGTCAAACTGTCCGGAGCCGATGAAGACGGCCTCGATGCTCATCTGCACGGAGAACCTATGGAGGCCACCCTGGGCGGCTTGGTATACGCTGGTAGTGGTATTGAAGTTGCCGTCGTTATCAAAGCCGATAACCGAGTCGTCATCGAAGCTGACGTTTACCCATTGGCTCTCCTGCGCAACGAGTAGCGTTTGGTTGGCCGTCTTATTGATTAGGCACTGTCCCGCCGGCGAAGCGGCCACGCGCTCCGTCTCCGAACCCAGCGTCATGTAGATTGACCCGAAGAGGCTGGAAGTAAAGAAGTTCGATTCCCAATAGAAGCCGTTGGTCCTAATGATGAGGTCGACCAATATCCGGAGCTTGATGGCCGGCTTGAGCATATCGGGATAGAGGCCATTTACGGAGCTGTCGGGATTGAGCAGGCCCGCGTTGTATTGAGCGAATAGGGGCTGCTGGTTCTGACTAAGGCCGTGGTCGGCAAAGGGTACAATAATGGTCCCGTCGGGTACCTGCCCGCCATTGGCTATGGAGGAGTTTAGGTCTTGCGAGGTGAGGACGTTGGAGGCGGTATTGGCGTAATTGTAGTCCGTGGTATAGGTCGAGCCATTGAGGAAGGCCGCCTCCAATAGCTTGGAACCCATCTCCGCAAAGAGGTCGGCTACATCGCCCAACACGTTCACCTCGTAGGCCTGTGCCATCAATCGCACCGCCCGCAGTTGCATACTTCCCCGGATGACTTGCACCCCATCCTCGTAGATCAGTACCTCGGTCTTTTGCGTCGGGTCGAAGTCCCCATCAGTTAGGGTCACCTCGTAGAAGTGCGCGAAGAAGAGATTGTTCTTCTCGGTGAAGGGCAGGCGGAAGGTCTGCGAGTACGGCGCATGGCGTTGCATCGTCTCCCCCGGCTTGGCTACGGCGAGGTTCAGGGAGATGGACGGCGAGCCTTCCAGGTCGAGGGTCGTCTGGTCCTGAGTGTCTTGATTGAGGGCGACGAGGCGTATCACTTCAGCAGGGGACGGTTGCTATAGCGCAAGGTGAAAGAGTACGTAATCAGCTTGTCATTGGCTGAGGTCTTGAACAGGTACTCCGCATCGGTGACCGTAACCGGAATCAGAAGCGAAGGGCGGGTAACGAGATACACCGAGCGCGAGAGAGCAAGATCGCGGAGCTGGTCGGCGTATGCTTCGTCGATGTAATCGGTCGAGACGGTGATTTGCTTCTCCGCCTTTACCGACGTCGTAGTTACGCCGCGCTCCCACCCATAGTACCCCCAATCTACCGCGGCGCTTACCGAGTCCCAATTTCCGCGGGGGCGGTTGTAGGAGCTGCGCTCGATGCCGGTGAGCTTCTCTTCGCTACGCTGGTCGAAGTTGAAGCAATCCCACCCCCCGTGGCGGTTCAGGAATAGCACTTGCCGCCGGGGATATTTGGAACACCCTTCGTCGATGGTGAACCTATGGACGGCGGAATCTTGGAAGGTTTGGCTCACGCCCGTACTGGCTGCAAGGTATAGCTCGTAGTATGCGAGGTCGGCGGAGGTGATGAGGTTGGTTAGGCTGGTATTGCCTACCGTGGCGGCGTGCTGTTCCAAATTGATCGGACCACAACCGAGGTACTGCACCCGCTGCGCATCGGTAGTAGGAGTGGTGTCGCCACCTACCGCGTCGATATCGAGCGTGGCGGTATCAATGACGGTCCCATCGGCTTGGAAGCCTCGGATAATAACATACTGCGCGGTCGATCCATCGGCACCCCATGCGAGGACGTAGGGCTGGTCGGTGCCTATCCGGTGTTCACGCACTCGACCCCATGCAGCCCCGAAAGCCGAGAGGGTATCCAAGCTCGGAGCCGAAGACAGGAAATTGTCCGACGGTTGGCTGGGTTGGAATTCTCCATTTCCCGGCTCGTGGTTCAATCCGTCTTGGATGTATTCATTTCGGAAGGCGAGGAAGGTGCGCGTAGCTACGGCGAGCGTTTCGGTGGGTTCTGCTGTGGCGCTCGTGGCGCTCTCATAGCCCAGCTTCACGGTGAACTCCCGCGCGGCGAAAGCGTCCTGCCCCTGTCCGATGATATTGTTTGCGTCGCTGATGGTCATGCCCAAGGTGGCCACGGTATAGTTCGTGTCGTTGGAGTTGACTATCGTCGTACCGAGGTAATCGTCACAGATGCGGGCGAGATCAAATACCGCAGAGTATGGAGCCGAAGCTGTGAGGGGATGCGTCTTCAGCTTGGCTATCTCCGTCCCGTCGACCTCGACCTGCAAGATGAAGCGGTACTTGTAATAGGTCGCCACTACGTTCTCCTGGACTTGGAAAATGAGCGGTACCGCCGTCGTTTGGAAGTCGGTCGTATTGGGGTAGAATTCAAACTGTGCCGCCATCGAGTAGGGTACTTATTGCGTTGCCTATATCCTTCGCTACGGCTGCCTCCAATTTCGCGTTGTGCTTCTTGATGGTCTTGTCGTAGGCGTTCGTGAAGAAATAGGAGGGACGGATACCGGTTTGATATATGCTCCGGGAGATGGCAAATACCATCGACTTCCGGGAGGCAAACCGACCCCCTGCGGCGCGGGGTGCGATACCTTTCTTCACCACCCATTTATCGATAGCTGGGCGGAGCCTTCCCTTTGGTCCCGATCCCGACCCAAACCGGAACGGGGACCGGGGAGCCTTGGCCGCGGAGAGGGCACCCTTTACCCCCTCGTCTACGTATTGCCAGTATTCCGCACCGGGAAAGGAGAACGTTAGGTCTAGGCTCTTCTCATTCCTTGATACGCCCTGCTCGTAGCGTATGGAGTTGTATAGCTTCCCCGTTACCACCTTCCCCCGTGCCTTGAGCGATATCCGGGCGCGGCGTCGTACCTCCTTGCCAATCTTCCCCAGCTCCTGCATGGAGTGGGTCATGCGTACCCGCTTGCCTCCTATGGTGATGTAGTCCTTCATGCGAAGGCGGCGGCGCAGAGGTCGAGCGTATTCGAGGTCTGGAGGCGCACGGTCCCGACCCACCCCGTGAGCAGGTTATCGAAGCGGGCGGTGAACGGTTCACAGTCTACGGGCAGCTCGATACGCACGTCCCGGTTTACGTCGCTCTGTGCGCTCAATACCTGGGCGTAGTTGCTGACGATATCGATAAGGGTCCGCAGGGTGTCGGAGTATTGCTCCTGCGCGTCGGTCTGTCCGGGTAGGACCATATCCATCACGAGGATATCGAGGGAGTAGGTCATGACGCCCCGCTCGATGGTGGCCCCGCTGATGTCAGCGTAGCAGATAGGGTACTTGTGGGCGGCCAACTTCTGGATGTCTACCTCGCTCATCTCGCCCTCCTTGAAGGAGCGGATGAA